CCGTGCGGGTAGCTCACCTTCTGCGGGCGGAACCCAAGTTTTGCAATAATGGTTGACTCGCTAATCTGAGCGTCTGACTTACTCATTACATCAACGCCGAGGTCTGCGCTGATCTGGCGGCGCAGCTCAAGCCGACCCTTGATGGTGTCCTTCAGCTTTTGCGTGCCGGCCAAGTCATTGCCGCAGTAGTTTTCAATAATGGTCATTTCCTGATCAGTCAGGTTTGCCATTGGATCAACTGGCAGGTCTTGCAGGGTTTCTGAGTGCATGCGCCCCATGTACATTTTGAGGCCGATGGCCACGCCTGGTGCTACCTCAAACAAGTCGATGTGCTTGAGCCAGGTCAGTTCGGGAATGTTGTTCTGCTTGTAGAACTGCCAGCCCCTGACACGCCCAACAATGATGCTGTCACTGTACGCCTTGAGCGCTGCGCAAAGCTGGGTGGGCGTGATCGCTGGATTGCTCGTGATGAGGTGAAGGCATGCAGCAATCATCGGTTCATCATAGTTCTTGCCGTTGAACGTGATGATTTCGTGCGATGCCAGGAAGAACCGCAGCCCCATCACGTTGGGGAGCTGCCAGTGCGGGCGTACCTCAAAACTGTAGCCGGGGGCCTTGATTAGAAAATAGTTGCGGTAGCATTCAACGTCTGTTGGCGCCTGGGAGTAATTGCCCATATTGGTGCACTCAAAGAAAACCCCGGACTCGCCGGGGTTTGTAGGTTGGGAAGGATCAGTTAGGCAACGAGCATCATACCTGCTGCGATCAATGATGCATCAGTCTGGCCGTTGGCAAGCCACTGCTCACGGGTGTAGCCCTGAGCTGCCGGGGTCATGGTGTAGGTCGGTGCAATCGCCGACTGAGTGAACGCCGGGTTTGGTACAGCCATCTGCATTTGGGGTTGCGGTGCGGCCTGAGGGGCCACCATAGCCGGTTGTTGCGGGGCTTGCATCTGAGGCTGTTGACCCATCGGTGCAGGCATCTGCATTTGCGGCTGAGGGGCCACCATGACCGGTGCAGGTGCTGGGGTGCTGACGGTCATGTAGCCGGCGGCGATAAGGCTTTCGTCCGTCTGGCCGTTGGCAAGCCACTGCTCACGGGTGTAGCCCTGAGCTGCCGGGGTCATGGTGTACACGGGTGCGGCAGATGGTTGCGGGGCTTGCATCTGCATTTGCGGCTGAGCTTGTGGTGCCGGGGTCATTTGCGGCATCTGCATAGCTTGCTGCGGTGCAGGCTGGTGACCTGGCATCGAGATAGCCGCAACGGGCGCAGTGGTCGACATGCCAGGCGGGATGTAGCCGCTAACAGGTTGTGCAAACATGGTATCGGCATCAGGACCGCCGCTGATCTTGGCACCGTGGCCAACGAGCTGCACACCATCAGGGTTCACAAACAAACCTGGTTTGCTGTTACCTTGGCCCGTCCAGCCGTTGCCCTTGATATCCAGCGAGACGCGAACGTATTTGCCGGTATGGATCTGTTCCATGTCGGTGATCGGCAGGTTGTTTTGCAGACCGTCGTAGCACTTCATAGTGCCAGCGTAGGTGCTGATTTTGACGATGTAGTGCCCGCCCCAACCTTCTTTGTTGCTGTGTGGCTTGCCGTTGAGGTCGGTGCCGTCGCCGTCGACCACTTTGAATGCAAAGTCAGGGCGCACGCAGCCCTCATTTTGGGCGTTCGGGTTCCAGCCTTGGGGGAACAGTTGCGGATAGGCGCTCGCCGCTTCTTGCTTGATAGCGCAGATCATCGGCCAGGTGTCAGGGTCGCGCTTGTCGAAGGCTACGGTAATCCACCAGTTGAACGACGGTTGGCCGTCCTTGCCAATTTTCTGTTGCTTGGTCACGTCGTCCATGACGGGCGATTTGAACAGCGGGTTACCTTGAACGATACGGCCAACAGGGGAGAGAAGTTTAAGAGGCATTGTCTTTATTCCTGATTGAAAAGTTTGTCAGCGTGATTGTCAGCGAGCCGCCGAAGTTTCAGCGAGCCAGGTTTACGTACCGTGAAAGCGTCCAGCACGGTGCCGGGTATTTTGGCCTTGGCCTGGGTGGGCGTCAAAGCCTGTAGCGGTTTAGCGATGTCGAATCCAAGCACCTTGGCAAGTGCAATAGCCTGCACGGCTTTACCTTCCTGCCAAACTACCCGACCGTTGCCGCTCCCCATTTCAAAGTTGCGGTGAATGAATCCTTCCTTCTGGATTGCGTGAGTCAACTTGCCCTCAAGTCCAGATTGGCGAGCTTCCATCACCTTGATAGCGCGGTCCAATCGGCGCAGCTCAGCAGCGGCCTGGTCAGCCGTCAACTCAAGTGCCCCATGATCCGTTGACACGTCGATCAGTTGAAGCGATGCGGCTTGCAAGGTTGCGCAATTCGCGTTGGCCGAACAGTTCATGCAGTGCGGGCCTGCGGTAAATGCACCGCGCTCACTACCAACAGTTAAATCAAATTTACCATCACGGAATGCAACCGCTGCATTGGCAGCCGTGCGCAGCGTGGTCATGTACGGGATCAGCTTCTCGCTGTTGGTGCGCCAGACCTTCACAGTATCGTGCCCATAGCCACGGGGTTGCACTATGATCATTTCAACCGTGAAGTGCTCGGTGAACCGCCCATAGATTGCTTGCAGGTAGTCAAGCACCCCGCGAACGTAGCAAATGAGTTGCCAGAGTTCGAAAGGATCTACCGGAACATACCCAAACTTCAAATCCGCAACGCGCATAATGCGATTGGCAGCGTCCCATGACCATGCGTCAACGGTGCCGCCACACTCAGCGTGCACGCTCGGGATTGCAACCGGGGATTCCATGTAAACCGGCGAGCCCCAAGAGCGCAGCACCGCCAGGTACTCAGCAACACCGTCAAGCATTTCCTCGGTAACCTCGACCCCGTTGGGACTTACGGTCCCTTCTGGTACTGGTCGATTGTTGCCAATCTCATAGGCTACCCAATGCGCCGCCGTGCCTTCCTCGCGCACCTCGTTGTCGCCGGGGAGTTCGGGAAAGCGGGCAGCCATGGTGGCATAGCCCGCGCACCGAACCCACAACCCAGCAGCGCTAGGGCGCAATGTGAATTGTGGGGTTTCCATGATTACATCGCTGCCAGTTGGGCGGTGAATGCTTGGTGCAGCCAGGCAACCGCGTCAGGACGCTGAGCAACCAGTGAGAAGTCACCGACACCCTGAGCGTTGACAATGCCGCACTGTGCGCAGAAGTGCTCAACGTGCTCGCGCTTGAGCTTGCCGCCGGACTCTTCAAGGTTCGGTGCCAACCACACGGCAAGGCTCGGGTAGTCGGTTGGTGCTGCGGCAGGTGCAGGCATTGGGACCGGCATAGGCGCAACGTTCGGCGCAAGCTGCGGGGCATCACTCATCGGCATTGGTGCGATGTTAGGGGCGAGCGTTGGCGCAGCCTCTTGAGTTACAGGCGCTGGATTGATCGGCTGAGCGATAAAAGCGTTTGGGTCCGTTGGGAGCGGCACAGCCACCTGATGCGGAACGTTCACCGGGTTTCCCAGCACACCACCAGCAGGCAGGCCGGCAGGCGGCGCAGCGTGGCCAATCTGAGCAGCCATCAGGTTTTGCAGCTCTTTGGTGATAGTGCTGATGGTCAGATCATCAACGCCCTTTTTCTTGGCCCACGAACCATCTTTGTTCTTCTTGTGGGTGCCGTCGTCATTCACACCACCCGAGTGAATGCGAGCGTCCCAAGGAATACCATTCTTGTCGAGGTCGACACCGACAGGGGAAGACGTGACAGGGGTAACCGATGCCACCTGAGTAGGGGCAATCGAGGGGTTTGGGAATTCAGCGACCAGGGCAGGGGCGTTCACCTGGGAAGGCTGCAAAGGTTCTGCGACAGCCGTAGGTTGCGCAGTAACTGGGGCATCCGCAACCGCTGTCTGCTTTGGGGAAGTCTTAACGCCGTAAACTGCATCGACCACGCTGGCGACGTGTTCGCGCTTGTCTTCTGCGGGGTTGAAGCTGAGAGAAATTTGCATCAGTTGTAGTCCTGTTGGGGTTGTGATGTGGGGCAAGACTAAGCATAATTAACGCCGGTTGCAAATACTTTTTCATGGGGATTTCAAAGGATGGCGAATTTACGGGGCTTCCAACAAGAAGCGAACGATAAGACCCGTCGCGCTCATAGAGAGCTGCCAAAGGGTAGGCGCAACGTCATGGTTGTGATCCCCACGGGTGGTGGCAAAACAGTCTGCATGGGTGACATGGCCCGTCACCATGACGGCTGGGGTGTGTCGATGGCGCACCGCAAGGAACTGGTGGGTCAAATCTCAAAAGCGTTTGCCCGTGAGGGCATCGTGCACTCAGTCGCAGCGCCCAAGGCCACGGTTGCCGACATCCAGACTGAACACTATGAGGAATTTGGGCGCAGCTTCATCAACCAGAACAAGGCTGACTGGACCATCGCCAGCGTGGACACCGTGAAGTCCAAAAATTCTGATTGGGGTGATCGCTTCAAACGCTCTTCACTTGGCGTGATCGACGAAGGCCACCATGCGCTAAAGAAAAACAAGTGGGGGCAGGTCTTCAACTTCTTCAGCCCCGAGTGCGCGGGCATCCTTTATACAGCTACGCCTTTGCGCGCTGATGGCGCTGGCCTGGGTCGCGACTTTGACGGGATTGTTGACCAGATGATTGAAGGCCCCGGCATGCGCTGGTGCATCGACAATGGTTATCTGACCGACTATGACTATCGGGGCTTCAAGGTTCGCGACCTCGACTTGAGCAAGGTCAAGAAAACATCAACCGGCGAGCTGAGCAAGGAGGAAGCTGCAGCGCTTATGCGCAGCTCCAAGTTCTTCGTCGGCGAGGTGGTTGGCACCTACGTCAGTGAAGCCATGGGTAAGCTCGGTGTTTGCTTCGCGCAGAACATTGAAGAGGCACAGAAGCTCACCGACAAGTTCAACCAGTCCGGTGTGCCCGCAGCCCTGGTCACCGCCGACACGCCGAGCGCCGAGCGCCGCAACATCCTGCGCAGGTTCCGCGCTCGTGAGCTGCTGATGCTGGTCAACGTCGATCTGTTCGGCGAGGGCTTTGACCTGCCGGCTATTGAAATTGTGATCATGGCTCGGGCAACCGCTTCGTTCTCGCTGTACGCGCAGCAGTGGGGGCGCGTTCTGCGTCTGATGATCTCCCCAATCCTGGCCGCAGCCTGGGACACCTACACACCGCTGCAACGCCTGATGCTGATCAGCCAGTCTGACAAGCCGCGCGGCGTGATTCATGACCACGTGGGCAACCTCATCAGGCACGGTGGGCCACCCGATCAAGACAAGCTATGGACCTTGGCCAGCCGTGGACGCGGTGGTGCTGATGACGGTATTCCGCTGCGCACCTGCGATCGCAAGTTGGCCAACGATGGTGTCACGCGCCAGGTGTGCGCCAAGCACTTTGAGCGCATCAAGCACACGTGCCCCTATTGCGGCAAACGCCAAGACCCGCCAGAGCCAGGTAAGGTTGGTGAGGGGCCACAAGTGGTTGACGGTGACATCTATCTATACAGCGACGAAGAGCTGGCCGCGCTGCGCACTGCTGCCAACAAGATCGACAAACCTCAATACATCGCGCAGCAACATCAGGGCACGGCGATAGGCCGCAACATCGCGAACATGCAGGCCGAGCTACAGCGTGAGCAGCGCAACCTACGGCACAGCATGAACTGTTGGGCAGGCATGTTCCCGGCGGATGATCTGGAAAGCGTAACCATGCGTTTCTATCACACGTTCAAACTTGACGTGCTGGCAGCCATGGGTTTGAAAGCTCAAGACGCCAAAGAATTACGTGAGCGCATCACAGCCAAAATGCTGCTTGCGGGATACGTTATTAATGACCTACCATTCCCCGACACCAACCAACACGCGGAGCAAGCAGCATGACAACGCAAGCAATCTTTGAAGGGCTGGGCAACAACTGGAAATGGGCAAGCTATGACGGCGCTGGGCGCGCACAGGTTCACACCGATGAGCCGTTCATTGCTGCTGATGGTGAGCGGATCTACCAAGCTCACCGCAGTGGTTTTTCAGCGTCGCGGTGTGAAGCGTTCGATAAGTTGGAGATTTCGCCAGATCCGGCTATGAATTCAAAAGTGTGGGTGCGCCACAATTTCGACAACGGTCCATCGTACCCAACTGACGCGTTCGGATTTACGGATGTCCCACAACCTATGATGCCAGCACCAGCACCAGCACCAGCACCAGCACCAGCACCAGCACCAGCACCAGCACCAGCACCAGCACCAGCACCAGCACCAGCACCAGCACCAGCACCAGCACCAGTTGCGTACACCCATCCGATGACTGAGGGCACTGCCACTCGCCTCACAACCGACGAAGCTGAGAACGGCGGGCTTTGGAAGTTTGCCAAGGCGCATGAGCAACACGTGACGGTCAACTGTTTTGGGGTTGTGTGGTTTGACGTCAGCAGGGACGGGGGTCAGCCTCGCCGAGCAACTGACGTTATGGTTGATGGTGTCACGCACGTCATTGAACGCACCCGCTCGCAACCTCAGTTAGCACCGCCAGAAGCAGGCAAGCCTTTCAGTGAGAAACCGTGGCCATCACCAGAACTGCCAAAACCTTACCCGTCAGAGCCTGAAACGGTAGCGGTACTGCACCATGGCGCAATCACCCAATATGGCAATCACACATTCGTTTGGTACGACGAAGCCGAGCAAGTTGCAGGTGCGGCAAGCACCCACGTTGAAGCAAAGCGGCAATTGAATGCCTATTACGGCCAGCTCAACGATGACACCCCTGACCACACGTACAGCGAGGCTCAGTTTGCCGGCCTGGGTGCAAAAATTCAGGAAGTTGAGAACGCGTTGAACAAAGCCAAGCAGCAGATTGACCAGATTGGGCAGCGCGTTGAGTTTCTTGTTGAGCATGAGCATTTCGATCACGCAACAGGATTGATGATTTTGACGGGCTTGCCTGAGTGATCCTGCGTAGTTGGGCGGCAAGACATGGGGTGCCCTTCGGGGCCGTCCTTGAGCTTGAAACACTAATGGGCGTGACGCACGCGCCGACTGTTGAAGTGGATGGGCCTTTGGGTAGCGAGGGGCGGCAACAGTCCCTGGTGATGCTTGAGGCGAGCGACAAGGGCATTCATTTGTGGCGTAACAACGTGGGCGCGTTGCCTGACAAGAGCGGGCGCTACGTGCGGTATGGCCTGGCCAACGAGTCTGAGAAGCAAAACAAGATGATCAAGTCTGCGGACCTCATCGGCTGGGAACCCGTGGTCATTGCACCTTGGATGGTCGGGTACAAGATTGCGCGATTCCTGAGCGTTGAAATGAAAGAAGAGGGCTGGGTCTACACCGGCGACGAACACGAGCAGGCTCAGCAGACTTGGGCTGAGCTGGTGCTGTCTTCTGGCGGTAGGGCGTTATTTGCAACTGGTCCCGGCAGCCTGTAAAGTGCCCGTTACTTACGCTTAGGAGGTTGCGCGATGCAACGGGACACAAAACGAGAACTACTAGTCAAGGGGCATGCACTTGCCCTTGTGCACGGACTGGGGCATCTGACCAGCAAGGTTATGAGTGACGCCACCGGCTTCTATCAATTTGCGGTAACCAATCACTTTGGCAGCATTGATGCATTCCGCACCGCGGTAAAGGATTACGGGGTAGCCAACGGCACCATGGCTGCTGATCTTGAGGTTCGGTGCCCACGCCTCAGTCCTGCTGAGCGCAAGGTTGAAATTCTCACCGAGGC